ATTACTTGAAAATCTTCCAAAGAAGTTGTATTATAGTGATCATCAGCCGAGCAGTTATGATTGGCATGATCATGTTGTAGTAAAATTATAATGAGCAGTTGTAAATTAGTAATCAAGGACGAAGTAAATGTGAAGTTTGAAAACTTGTCCCTCGAATGGCGTAAGAGATTATCAAACAAATTCAAGTACGAGATACCTTATGCGAGGCACCTTCCCGCAGTCAAACTAGGGAGATGGGATGGTAAGGTTAGTTTCTTTGGACTAGGAGGTACCACATATCTCAATCTTGTTGACCAGATACTGCCAATACTCGAAGACGGTGGTGTGTATGTGGACTTCGAGGACAGGAGAGAGCAACACAACTTTGAGTTCAAGAAAGTCGATAAGAACTATCTATCGCACATCACGTGGCCCGATAATCATCCGTGTGCAGGACAGCAACTTGAACTGCGAGACTATCAGGTTGAAACAATCAACAAGTTCATAGAGAATCCACAGTGCATACAGGAGATCGCCACCGGAGCAGGTAAGACCATAATCACTGCCGCGCTGTGCCAACTGGTGGAACCATATGGCAGGACACTGACCATAGTTCCAAACAAGAGTCTGGTCACACAGACAGAAGAAGATTTTTTGACTTGCAACCTAGACGTAGGTGTGTACTACGGTGACAGGAAAGAACTTGGACGGTACAACACCATAGCCACGTGGCAAAGTCTCAACGTACTTGAGAAAAAAGCCAAGGATGAGCACACAACAGAATTCCTAGAAGCGATACAAGGCATAAACACAATCATCATCGACGAAGTACACATGGCGAAAGCAGATGTGCTGAAGAGATTGCTTACCGGACCATTTGCTCATTGCGGAATACGTTGGGGACTCACAGGCACAGTTCCCAAAGCGGACTATGAGTTCATGGGTTTGAAATGTAGCATAGGTGAAGTAGCCAACAGGATACAGGCAAGTGAATTACAGGACAAAGGTGTACTAGCCAATTGCCACGTGAATGTATTACAGACACAAGACCATCCGCAGTTCAAAACGTATGGCGAAGAGTTGAAATGGCTCACCACAGACACAACAAGGATGAGTTGGGTAGCAAACACAATCCAAAGCATAGCCACATCAGGTAACACACTGATATTGGTAGACAGGATCAGTGCTGGTGAGATATTGGAGAAGAAACTGAAGGACGCAGTGTTCGTGTCTGGATCAACTAAAAACAATGAAAGGAAGGAGCAGTATGATGAAGTCTCTACTAGCCAGAATAAAATTATTATTGCCACATATGGAGTTGCCGCTGTTGGCATTAATATTCCTCGTATTTTTAATCTTGTCCTCATAGAACCAGGCAAGTCATTCGTGCGTGTGATACAGTCAATAGGACGTGGTATACGTAAAGCGGAGGACAAGGACAGTGTGCAGATCTGGGACATCACCAGCAGTTGCAAGTTTGCAAAAAGACATCTAGGCCAAAGGAAAAAGTTTTACAAAGAGGCAAATTATCCGTATAATATAGAAAAGATAAATTATGAAAATCCTTACTCTGGATAACCAGACATATACGCTTGAAAAAATCCCAGAATGGGTGGATGAAAAATTACGTTTTGCAGTATTGGACAATTCAGACCCAAGCAACCCGGACTTCTTCTACATACCGTTGATATTCCTGGAAAGTTTCAACGCACCTGCCGCCGTACTAGAAATAGGTGATTACAAAATCAAGATGCCATTGGATTGGAAGATGTTAATAGGTGAACAGGGACAACCCGAGATGCACGTGTTGCCTATAACCAGTTTGAATGACAGAGGGTTCGATGCATTTACGTTCAATCCACTGTCGAGTAGTAAACCGGACTTCATGCCAATAGACATCGTTGACATATACACAGAAGTGAAATGGTACTTCCCAAAGATTAAGTCAGGGCAGATGCTGGCCGTTCCTTTATCCGGAGGCAAAAAACCCATGTGTGCTTATTTCGTCAAGGACATCTCCAGGCAATGCGAACAGGTTGACTATGGCTCGGTCTGGTAGGAGATCAATCACAATAGAAGCACCGGTTCTGAAATTACAAAACAAGTATATCTGGATGGAAGAAGAATGGATCAAAGACTTCATGAGTTGGTTTAACCAGCACAATTTCCAACTGTCAGGTTTACAACACATGAATAAGAAAATAAAATTAACGTTTGTAACAGCAAAAGATTGTACAATGTTTGGATTAAAATATGCCTCAAGAAAAAAGTAAAAGGAAATTTTTTGACCTACGTAATGGACTGAAGGCCGTAGACTTCAGGAACAAAGATTATTTCGATAGGATAGACGAAAAAGAAAAACAACTGTACTCACCCTACATGCTGATGAGATACGTATCCAGTTGCAGTTCCAAGGATAGGTTTTATGTTGAACACTACGTGGAGATGATAAACGAGTGTGTTAACAAGCACTGCTTCACTCTAGGCAAACATAAGAAACTGCTGTGGATACTGACTTCAATGTGTGGCGCACTACAGCAACAATTCCACCCGTGGATCAAGCCAATGAAGCGTGTGCCAAACAAGAGCCTGAAGCAACTACAGAAGATATATCCAAACTGGAAAGAATCGGATCTCGAGGTATTGGACAAGGTCATCACGGACAGAGAGTTAGAGGAGTTAATTGAAGCACATGGCGTCAACGAATAAATGCACATACTGTGGCAAGGAGTTTGCCAAGGCACGAACATTACAAGTGCATCTGTGTGAGCCAAAGCGTAGATATCTACAACGAGATGAGAAATGGGTGGTAAACGCATTCATGGTGTTCCAGCGTTTCTACAAGATACACCAACACAATTCAAAAGACAAGACGTATGATGATTTTGTGAAGAGTCCATACTACAACGCATTTGTGAAGTTCGGCAGGTACATCATGCACATAAACCCCTTGTATCCAGAAAAGTACATAGACTTTGTGCTGAGGTCAAAGATAAAACTCGATCACTGGGCAAGGGATGACCTCTATGAAACATATCTAATTGAAGCACTGAAAACAGAACCTGTAGAGGCCGCACTGCAAAGGAGCATCACGACAATGATGGACTGGGCGGCAGAGCAGAACGCACAGTGGGCCGACTACTTCAGACTTGTGAACACAAACAGAGCAGTGGCGCACATACAACAGGGCAAGATAAGTCCGTGGATGCTGTTAGGTTGCGATGCAGGCAAAAGGATGTTAAAATCACTGAACGACGAACAATTACAAATGATAGAAAGATTTATAAACCCGAGTTTCTGGCCAAGCAAACTGAAAAGTTATCCAGCAGATACAATGTTGGTCAAAGAGACAGCAAAGGAGGCCAAGATTGTCTAAGATAAAATTAGAAATCAACGATGACTTGAAATTCGAGGATGGCGACTGTGCTGTGATAATAAAAGAGGACGGCTCGATAGGAAGGGTCATAATGCCTGATATGAACAAGGAGTATCTGGACACGGAAGGATACAGGAAACTGCTAGACGTGATAGATGTGCTGGATCCTGGTAGCAAGGAAGAGTTCATCAAGTACAACGAAAAAGACAAGGGGAGTGTACACTAATGCCTGACGTAGACATAGATTTTTTTGACAGGGATGGTGTGTTGAAACTGTTCAAACACACACCAGCAACCATTATAAAAGACAACAAGACTGAGAAACACAAGACGGGTGTTTACTTCCACGCAGTACCAGAACACCCAGTGACCGGGCACAGCACACTGGACTACAAGAAAGCAGAGGACAGAGGCTACTTCAAGATAGACATGCTGAACGTGAACATATACAAGGAAGTCAAGTCTGAACAAGAATTAGTGGAACTGATGATACAGGAGCCAGACTGGGATATGCTGAAAGATCCAAAGACTGTGGAGAACCTATTCCACCTAAACGGCCATTTCAACATAGTGTCCAAACTGGAACCAAAAACTATAGAACAACTTGCGGCTGTGTTGGCCATAATACGTCCTGCGAAGAGGCATCTGATGTACAAGGATTGGAAGGACATTA